ACCTTGTCCTTCCATACAATCAACTATAGATATTTAAATCTAACGATTGATATAACTACATATATATATGAAAACCTAAATCTACATATATAAGAAAACCTAAAACTACATTCCTATCATTAATACATGCACATTAAATACTAAATACTAGTTACTTGATACTGATATTAGATACTAGATGCTAAATTCTAGATATAAGTTACGTTTAAGGTGCATCAGGTGCTTTAACTACAACTGCTTTTGCCGTACCGCCATTAACCACTTCATAAGTAATGGTATATTCCTTATCCTTTGCAGTCTTAACATGTTCTGTAAGATAACCTTCTTTATATAGATTTTCTACAGTTGGTGGTGTATCTACATTCTTGTCGATCATAAAAGGTTATATCACTTGATTTTATTTCAAATTTCAAAATATGTTGTAATAATCAAAGTTTTATATAGTGGTTTATTAAGACCACTTACACAAAATACAATATTTAAAATTCATTTTTTGACGAATTTTTGACGGCAAATAAAAAAGAGGGTAGCAATTACGCTACCCTCAATTTGTTTTATTTATCTAATTCTACTAAGCGGTGCAACTTGCCATTAACAAACCACATTTCACAACGCACGTTGTTTTGGTCTACCAAGGTTGCCATATATAACCCCTCTTGGTTAGGTTGAATATCTTCTGTGAATTGATGTGTTTTTCCCTCGAATGTAAATACTTGTGCCATAATGTTTTCCTTTTAATCAATATATCCTAACTGTCAACTAACAGTTGATTGTTGCAAGCCGTGCAACTCGGAGATATTTGGATCACCTACCATCTCACAACTTTTACTAATGCGGATGCACCTTTAAATTCTGAACCTTTAAAGTGCGCTAACCCCTCAAAGCGTTTATCCTCATAGCCTACTGTTTCGTATACTTCGCCATTTGTCATTACAGTTACACCAGCTAGTATGCTATGTGGTTTATCTAGTTTGATTTTGTATACATCGACTTTTTGCTCGTCTGTGTTAGCAACTACTGCGGTTCTATCAGATTTTTCAGTAGCTGCTTTAGGCAAGTTAGGGTTACTATGTGCAATATCCTGTTTCACCTTTTCTGCAGCAACTTCAACTGTAGGTGCTTGTGTGTAATAAGTCGCTACTGGTTGAGTTCTTTCCTTAATGGAAATAACTTCTTGTGCTTGTTGTTCTGTAACATGAATTGCTTTTGATAATTCTGTAGGTGATTTAGATTGTTGTTGCGTAATTACAACAGGCTTTTCAATCTGTTTTTGTTTGTATATGTGATAGCACCCCATACACACCAACATAAATATTAGCATCGGAATTAGCACCTGTGCGGTGCGTTTGTGTGCTTTGATATAAGTTAGTACCTTACGTAGATAAAACATTCACCTATGCCCCCTCTACCTCTTCCATTAGCATTTTTAACGCTTTGAATTTCTCATCAGCAAATCGATTGTTTAGGCTTTCCCTTAATACGCTACTATTCCATTCAAGGCTCATGCACGTATCGTATATGCCAGCGATAAGGTCATAATCAAATCTCTTATCATCAATATAGGATAAGTTAGGCAACTCAATATTCAATGCTTTTTCCATTAGCTTTAATGCATCATTGAACATATTAACGATTTCACCAGTACCATACTGTACCGCTCTGCTCCACACTACATCCTTTAATGCATTAGAATGTTTTTCTACATTGAACATATTTTGTCTTAGGTACTCACACGCTACATCGTAGTATGCGGACTTGATGTAGTCATGTTGCATCCGTTCAAAACCTACCGCATCAAGTGTACCTAATTCTTGCCACTTAGCAATGAACCCATCAGAATTGATTTCACCACTATCAATCAAGGCTCTTGCATAATCGGTGTAAAAGCTACCTTGTTTTAAACCCCATCCTAAAAATGCATCAACACTACCACAATTACTTGCTAGTTGATATGTACCATAAGAGATACCGCCAGCATCATTGATGCCACTAGATACACACGCTGGATCACCATTACTTTCATACTCAGCACTCAACTGTCCTAATTCAGCCATTCTAATTACTCCTTTTCTTTGTCATTGCTGCCCCCATTCATATATTGGGAACGCTTAACACCACCAGTAGCACCAATATAACCACCTAACACACCAACTATTACGCTTGCCAAATCTTTCTGTTCAAGATAAATAGTCATAATTAGTGCGGTTGCTAGTGCCACTAATGTTATAGTATCTTCATAATGAATTTTCATTTAATCGCATCCTTTATTGATTTAACGAACGCTATCAACTCTTTAACCAATTTCATCGCACGTTGAAACCATGCACTTTCTACAAATTCTAGTTCAATCATATTCTCCACAATAGATGCTAATTCAACCATGATAGGTACTAGGTACAACAATGTAGATAAGAACACGTCAATGCGACCTAACATAGGAATGTCTACATCAGGCAATGTTAAGAGAATGAATGATAAGAGGAATAACCAAGGATAAGACTTAACTAATTTTTTAGTCATATCTGCTCTTAATTTTCCACTTACTAGAAATCTGCGTTGGTGTCCATCAACTTCAACGCTCGCCCATCCTCGCCATATAATCGCAAGGAACATATTCTTAATGGTTAACTCTCTATTAGTAGCCAAATTAAAATTGCGTGCCTCAACTAAGACACGCAACAATGTATCAACAAAAACTAATACAACACTTGTAAATATGGCTAGTGATATTCGCACCGCCTCATTTACACTAAAAACTTCGACCATAAAAGATGGAAGAAAAACTTCAATCATGCTTACTCTCCAATTCGTTCGATTTTAATTTTCAACAAATGTCTAGTGAGGTACACCCAATCTCTCCACCCATTAATATTAAATGTTGCCTTTTGTGCACCCTCTACGTTATTACCTAAACTTACATTCACTTCAATGTCCGTAGATGTAGCTATTGTAAATTCATTCGTTTTATCGTTCTGTCCATCAACAGTTGCCCTATATCTGCCTTTAGGCAAGTACACAAACATTTTTTCTGTACCCCTAATATCTGTAGGGTACTTTTGCCAATTCCAAGTAGTAAATAAAATAGGGCTTGTTTGAACATAACTCTTGTTACCATTCGATGTACGTTGCACCACAAGGGCGGTTTTATCACCGCCCAATCGTGCATAATACGTTTTACCATTAATAACTATCGGCAATCGTTTTTCGCCTACATCACGCAAGTTATCAGTCAATTCAAATGTTAGTGTATCGTTTCCTTTCTTAACTTTTAAGTTAGGCATTATTCAACATACACCTCATTTCCACCATTAGCACTCCACAATTTCAATCGGCTATTCAAGGATGTTTGTACTCTGCCCCAGCTTTTCCATGTATTCGCCATAAACATTCGATGGTACGTTTCGCCATTGAACGCATGGAATGTTTGGTCAATCATTGCACCTTTGCCAAAGTTCATTACAATTAACATACCTTGTTTATGGCTACGTGGTGGGTTATTAGCACCGCCATCAAAGTTAATCTCAATAGCACTTTGTTCTGTGAATGTGTTCCAATCTGTTGCCGTTTCAATTTTAGAATATGGAAAACCTAACTGGTCTACTTCAGTTTTCTTAACAAAGTTATCGTCTACATCCTTTTTCTTATAAATAGCCGTTCCGTAATGTTTGGTAGTAAGTACTGTGAAACTATCTGTACCATCATAGTGTTTAAATTCCTTACCTTTGATAAATGTATTAACAGAATTATCGCCAAGTTCAACATTACCGCTAGTAGATACCTTAGCCATAGCAACACCATGTCCGTCAGGTTTATAACCCTCGATTAAAGTGTTATTAGCCATTTTAAGTGCGCCATTTAATGTACCGCCTGTTAGTTTCAAGTAATCAAGCGTTGCCAATCGTGCAGTATTGATAGAGTTTTGATAGTCTTTGTTTGGATCACCAACATAAATATCAACTTGGTGTCGCTTATTAGGTTTTTCTGTTAAGACCGCAAAATAGAATTTGCCGTTGTAATAAGCTATATCTTCGATTTCAGTAGTTCTATTGATTTCAATAATCTGTTTAACTGTGCCAAATGGTGTACATTCTACCAAGCTACCAAGAGTTGCACTCATGATGCAGCCATTCAACATGAAAGCACCATTGTTATTGAAATCATCATATTCATAATCGACTTGATATGTTTTTAGTTTCTTGAAATCATCGTTGTACAAGTTGATCTCTCGTAATCGTTGTTGACCGCTAATAGGTACGATGCTTACATAAGTCCGTGTGATTGGGTCATATCCAATATTAAATACACGTTCATTCAATGTGATAGTACGTTCATATTGCATTGTGTCTGCGTTAAGTACTGTTAAGTTGTTACCATTTTTTAAGCCGTTGGCAAGGTAAATCTTATTAGTGTACTTGTTGTAGCACATGGTGTTACAATGCCCCATCTTATCAGGGTCATTAAATTTGTAAGTACCTACAATCTCAAACGTAGATGAATTGAGCTCATAGATTATTTGGTTGTTACCATCACCGCTAATACAAGCTAACACGAATACATTCTTTTTATCGTTGTAGGTAAAACCTTGACATTGGTTGACCTCATCGCCGTATTGAATATTTTTCACAAAGGCAATATTAGATGAACCTTTAAGCATTGGTGTTTCAGTAGGATAGAATGGTTTTACATTGTTATATGTACCCATATCCATGACACTATCTACTGTGTTAAAGGTTAGATGTTCATTGATTTTGTAGATGCCATTCGGTACTAACAATATCTTATTCTTCAAATTATCATTAGCACGTTTAAATGCTGCGGTATCATCTGCTACACCATCACCGACTGCCCCAAAGTCTTTTACGGAAACGATGCCATACAAGCTATCTTTAGTTTGATATTTTGCATCAGCCTCGGTTTTGGTAACTAAGCCGCCACCATTAGGTAGTGCAATCTGTTCAGCCTTAGCAGCTGCAGTTTCAGCACGTTTAGCAGCATCTGTTGCCTTGATAGCATTACTTGCGATTGATGTTTGTTTATTATCAATATCTGTTTTTAAATTACGTGCTTGGCTAACTAACTCATTAATATCTCGTTTATCAACAGTTGTTTGTCCAGCATATGCCTTAGCATCTCTGACTAATCGTTCAGCAGTAGCAACATTAGTTGAGGATGTATCTAGTGCTGTATTAGCCGTTGCCAATTTATCATCAACAGTAGATGCAATAGCTTTGATTTCTTCACCTAATCGGTTGATTATGTCTGCATTAGCGTTAATCTTATCTGACTTTTCGCTAATTACATTCATAGCATTCATAGCATCATTAGCTGCTTTTACAGAACGCTCAACAATATCTTTCGCAACTTCATTTGCATTCTTATCACTATCTACACGAATTTTAAGTGATCTATCTAAATCAGCTTTCATTTCTTGTAAGATAAGTACAATCTTATCCGTTGCGTGTTCGATATTCTCGAATGGGTATTCATCAGGCAAGTCCATATCTTGTGAAATTGGTGTTTTACGCTCCAAGATAACCTTTTGCCCTACGGCTAGTGCATCCCCATTAGCTGGGTAAATTACCGATTTGGTGCTTTCGTCATAATCGATGTTACCTACTTGTACCGCCTCTGTGCCATCTTCATCAACGATAGTTAGTTTAATATCCTCGATTTGGACAAAATCATATGGGAAAATAAACTTCTTGTTTCTCCCATCACATTGATACACTACAGATGGTTTTAGTACTTCTGGTGTCAATTTAACATCCCCTTTCAGTTGTATATAAATAGGACTACCCATTATGGATAGTCCTTATTTATCAATGTTTCTTTTTCTCTTTTTTAGTTTTAAGTCTACGGTCAAATACTACTGCCATGATTGCATCCTCTAGCGATGCATCGGTATCTGTGAAACCAAATTTAGCTAATGTCCACAAGCCATCAGTTACAGTATCACTAAACCCAGTTGCTCGGTTTGCTAACTGACTGAAACTTCTGCCTACATCTATACCATCTTTGTTTTTGCTCATAATTGCGTTGCCTAAATCGTAGAATTTCTCAACGATGCTTAATGCCATAACGCTATTACCTTTATTAAATACCTTTTCACCTAGAATGTATTTCATAGCCATATTTGACATATCACGGATGATTGGTATACCCATAGTACCTTGTGAAACTAACTCTTCGATAAACGACTTAGCTAAATCTTCAGGCTTATCATCATCGCCATTCGTCATAGCTTTATATGCCATCATACCGATAGCTTGTGAAATCAATGTCCACCATAGCATTTTAACGAACCTTGCATAATCGCCATTATCTTTTCGTGCGTAGTTACCCTCTGTGATGATGTTATAAAGTGTATTAGCGTAGGAATAGAACGGAACGAATAGTTGAGTGAATGTAGAACGTGAACGTTGAATAGCAGCAGCATCTTTTGTATCACCGCTACCAAATATATCACGCACCACTCTATCGCCAGCCTCAATCGATTGTTGCTCGACCCATTCAGCACTTACACCCTCTTTACCAAAGAGTTCAGCTTGCTTTTGATCATATGCAAACTTCCATACAGGAATGGATAATGCAAAGTCTGTTTCTGTAAGTAATCTGAACCCCATTTGATTTATATCATCTCGAATGTCAGCTAACTGTTCTACCTTATAACCACCAACATTTGTATCACCCAAACGTAAACCTTTACCTGCAATGGATAAACCTTGTTTCAAGTCTTTATCTAAAGTTTGTATACGTTCTCTCATGAAGATTGATTGACCTAATACAAAATCTCTAGTGTTGTTATATGTTGTAGTTCCGTGTCCGTAGAAACCAATACCAGCATGATTGATGGCTCTAATTGTATTACCTACACCGATACGATAGAACGCAACAGGAATGTTCAATGCATTTTGCAACGCTACAGATACTCGACCAGCCATGACTGCGGTTGATGTATTCTTTTTAAGTGTAAGAATTAAGCGGTCAATATCATTTGTTTTAGCTGCCTCGTCTTGCCAGTTATCACGAACCCAAGTTCGTAAGAATTGGTAGGTATCAGCACCAAATTTATCTACAATATAATTTTGGAGTTCACGATTAGAGATTAGCTTATTAACATCAGTTACTGCTTTTCGCATAGTTACATGATTAATAGCCTCTGTGATAGCATTAGGAATTACATCAAAATCAAGTAATAATGATTTATCCTTAACCACATCTAAACGTGATTTAGTAGCGCTCATACCAGTTCCCCATACTGCATTACTACTTACCATAGTTTTTGCAATATCTTCAACTTGGTTATCGCTTACAGATGCATTTACTTTAGGGTTATACACGATAGGGAAATATTGCCCCTCGATATTTCTACCACCGATAGAGAATGTCAAGCCATCTACTTTCTTTAATGGGTTTCCGTAAAGTTCCTCTTGAACCTTACTGCGTTCATCAAAGAATGAATTGATATGATCCCATGTGCGAATAACAAACTCCCAGTCCTTATCAGTCATGTGTTCTTGGAACGCACGTTCAATTTCAACTTCATTTGCCTTTGTAGTTTCCATTACACGTTGTCGGTTACTTTCTGTACCCCAGTTAAGGGCAATCATGATTAATTGCTCTTTAGTAAGTCCATACAAGTTACCAACTGTATATAGATGTTCATTACGCATATTGAATAACTCACGCTTGGAATATATTCCTACATCCTTAGCCAATCTACGCATTGATACTTCCTTACGCTCGTTGAACGCTTGCGTAGCACGGCTGATTGGGTCATAGATGTATTTAACCGCAAACCCATTCTTGCCGCCACCCATTCGTCTTAGGAATGTTTCAACTTTCATCAATGCTAAATGGAAACCATATAACTTACCACTAACTGCATCGGTTTTCGTTTGGTTATTAAGATTGTTAAACACATCACCAGTTGCACCACCAAATGTTTCAGTAGCCTCACCGATGATTTCTTGTACTGCATTTTCAAACGATACGCTTTTACCCTCATCGTTCAAAATGGTTGTACCCTCATACTCATTTCTGCCGTTTTTATACATACCAGTCATGAGTTCTTCTAAGGTTTCCAACTCATTCATCGTGATTGATTTGAATGATTTAGGTGTCTTAGCATAGAACATTTCTGCTATCCAAGGTTGTAATTGAACCATAGATTGTTGGTTAAGAATGAGTGCATCCACATCAAGTGCGGATAATACTGTGTTCATATCAAAACCATCTGTAGGTGCTAGCCCATCGTACTTAGTTAAACCCATTTGATATGCCATGTGTGCGTAGAAATAACGCATATTAGGTTCAATAGCAATAGGGTTTTTAGGTCTAGTCATACGTTGTAATTGTTGTTTCAATTTCAACCGCAACTTCTTGGACTTTTCAAAGTTTTCAAACGCTACTCTTGCTCTTGCTTGTTGTAGCATTTGTTCACGCTTATATCCTAGTGCTTTATCAACCTTACCACTTGCCAATGCTCTATCAGCTTTCTTACCAGCAGTTACCGCTTTATTCTGATACGTTTTAAACTGAATAGCATTAGAAATAGGCAATTCACCTAATTCTTTTCTTGCTCTATTCATATAGTCGGAGATAGCACCTAAACCAGCACCACGAATAGAACGTACATTATTGATGCGGTCTTGTAACTCATCTTTTAGTTGATCAATACGTTCACTAGCTTTTAATTCTTGCTTTTCTACTCGTTCTTGTGTGCGTTCTGCTAATCGTTCTTTTTGTTCAATAGCACGATCTAGTTGATTAGTAATAGTTGTTAATCGTTTAGATAACTCACTATTCCTATCTTTTAGTTCGCTCTCACGTTCCCTTGCCTTATCTGTGAGTTCTGCTTTTTCATTGTTCAACTTTTCGATTAAGCGTTCCGCTTTTTCAAGTTCCTTTGTTGTATCAACAAGTGCAGCATCCACCTTTTTCTTATCAGATTTAAGAATATCGTACTTAGTAGGTTTAACCTCTTTTTCGATTTCGCTTAATTCCGTATCAATAGTTTCTGCGTTAGGGTCTAGTTTACGAATACGCTCTAACAACGCCCAGTTCTTAGCTAATTCACGATTAGTAGACTTTTGAATAATCTTACTTTCCTCTTCGGTTAATCTCATTTGACCTTGTGTACTAAGCAAGATTTCTTCTGCTATTTGCTCGTTGGTTTTTCCTACATTGTTATCTTTCATAAACTCTGCTTTCGCATTGTCCATTTCTTGATTGATAGCATCGTTAAATGTAGCACCAGTTTGTTCTACTTCTGCTCGTTCTAACTCTTCAATAGAGTTGTACTGTGTATCTTTTAACGCACCATCACCAAACACATTGTATCGTTGATGGTCTTTGTATATAGGATATTGCTCAATCAATCGTTTTTCGATTTCAATTTGAATAGCATCCTTTTCTTCATCCCATTCTTTAATTGGTCTATTATCCAATTCTTTCATGAGTTTTCGCATCACACGTTCTTTTGCTTTTTCCTTTACATCTGCGATGTAAGATTGCATACGTGCTTGGTCTTGCTCGGATAGTTGCTTATAGAGTTCGGTTTTCTCAAACTGTTCTAATTGTTGTTGCTCTGCATATGCCTCAATATCCTCTTGGGTTGCGATCATACGTGCCATAACATCTTTAATATCAGATGGTACTTCACCACCTAATCGTTGAACGCTACGATAAATGTATGTTAGCCATTTGGAGAATTGACGGAATACTCTTTGCAATGCACTTGTTGGTGCTTCACCACTTCGCAAGTAGCTTTCCCAACCTCGTGCAAATTTCTCATGTGCTTTCGTATTGTCTACGTTTTCACCATCAACCCAACCGCTCCACTCTTTCAACTTGTTCCAATCTGTTACAAGTTGCTCAGGTGCGTTTTCCATAGATGCTAATTTTTGTATATCATCAAAGAAAACATGACCCATTTCGTGTAAGAATGTACTTCTATCAGCTGTCTTGAAAATGCTGATAATGCGTTTACCATCTTTCATGATTTCTGTCATACCGTTTATAGATTGGTTGTACTTTTCAATGACTTTAATTGCCTTGTTATCGAACACTACATAGCATCGACCATCTTCTATGCCCTCATATGTGATACCTTTTATACCATGTTCATTCAAATATTCAGATGCTAGTTTATCACCACCCAATGCAGTTGATAGTGATTTATAGATATTTAAGCCAAACGAATTACCCTCACTAAAAAGATTATTTATATTATCTTTATAGCCTATAACTTTTTGGTTATCTTCTTGTGTTAATGCATCTAACTCAATTCGTGCTTTTTCTAAATTATCACCAATGATAGCTTTTAACTTATTTTTATCAGCACTACCCCAATCATCAAAACCATACTTTTTAGCTAGTCTATCAGCATTTCTCTGTACAATTTTATTTAATGTTTCTTTTTCTTCATACTTGCCAACGTAATTTAAATCAGTCTCTAAGCCTTGGTAAATATCATTAACTTCTTTAACGTGTCTATTACCATTATAAGAATGATCAGAACGATAAGCATTTATAAATGCATCTTTCTGTAATGTATCTAAACTGTTTATAGCATCAATAATTTGTTCTTGAATTTCTTTTGGCTGAATGTTAAGGGTTTGATTCCAGTCTAACATTTTATTGCTTTCAGGAATATCAACCTTAAATAAAGATGATTTATCCGTTTCATGGACATCAGATAAAACCTCTTTGTAGTTTTTTGCCATTTCTTTATTTTTAGCAAAATACAAACCCCAACCATAAAATTGTGCGCCCTCACCGCTACCAATAGCACCTAAATCAAACTCATCAAAATCATGTGGTGAACCATGCCATGCAGTTTGATTATATGTTTGTGTGTAATAATTGCCATTTCCATTATTATCTACATATAAAACACCTTTTCCGTCCTTGACTCCATTCAATATGTCTTTTATACTTATAGTATCAAAAGCAGTACTACTAGACGTATGACTGGCCGCTTGGCTATTGCCACTCTGTGCCTTAACGTTAGTAGTACTGCTTTTTTGTATGTTCACATCATAAAGATAAACAGTTTTTGGGTTGACTGTTAATTTACCTTTTTTCTCTTCCGCTATCAATCTTACCGCATAATAATTACCATTGATATTAACAGCAGCTAACAAATTATGATAATTCTCTATACCATTTTTTCGTCTTTGACGTCTTTTTTGACCTTTACTCATATTATTTGTAGGCCTGTTAAGTTTTTTATTTTTAGAGCTATCAATAACTACGCTGTGTTGTAATATGTTCGATACATCGCCAATTATCAATCTTTTATTTGACTTATTTATTCTACTTGTTTCAGTACCAAATGCAACATGACTTATACCATCGTTATCATTAGGCGGTAAAACAATAACATTACCATCCTCAATCATAACCGCTTGTGGTGGTGTATTTTTAAATAAATCTATTATGTCTTTTTCTGTTTTTAGATTGGTTTTAAGCTTTGTTAAATCAACAACTTGTAATTGGTGATTTAAGTCAACATCTGCATTTAATGGTTGTGCATATCCGACTTTTTCTCCTAATTTAGCATTCATATTAATACGCACACTATCACGGAAATAATCCATAGCGGTATAACCGCCTTTACCCATTTGTCGCATATATTGTGCCATTATATCAGCGTGTTGTGCCATTAACAATGCATTAGCTTTTGCCGTTTCACGTTGTTTTCTATTCGTGCTTTCGCTAATAGCTTTAACTACTTCGTTGTATACATCATATCCACTTTTAGATAATTGCATCCGTAATGCTATGTCATTATTCGCCAATTCAAAGACTTTATCTTTCATAGCCTCTAAACTTTCGATTTGCATTAACATATGTTCCATATCTGCATAATGTGCATCAGATTGTGCTAATGCATCAGCGTTACCATCAAGGCTTGCCGTTGTAGTTGCTCTGCTATACTCATATGCTGCTCGTCTACGTTCTGCATTAGTCCGTGGTGCTTTACCGCCATTGTTAGCTTTATAATCAATTAGCCATTGTGGTTCAATGCCAGTACTTACCGCATCATTGATAGATGTATCTGCATTGTCAAAATCACTAGCATAGGTTTCTCTGTACTGTTCTTTTAACGTGTGCAATAAATTGTTGAAATTACGTTTAATGTTCGTAGGGTCAGATAGTACCTCATTAAGTACTTCACGATCTATATCAGATGCACCCTCAAATTCATTACGGATAATATCATCTTTGATACGTTCCGCACGTTTAGAGGTGTCATCTTTCAATACAGATTTAGCAACATCTACTTCTTGCTTTGCACGTTCTAGTGTAGCCAATGACATACCACCTCTAGTAAAGTAAGAGGTTTGTTTTAATGCATCTACAGTTTCATCTGATAAGTTCATAGATACTTGTGCATACGAACCAATAGGAATTTCAACAGGGGCATCTGCCTCAATAGCTGCTTTCACTTCCTCTTGTGTAACCAAGCCGTTATCAACCATATCACGGATAGCAAGTTGTCCGTTTTCAGATTGTACTAATTCCGCTACATCTACATATTGTGTAGATACACCAATCTTATCGCCCTGTGCTTGTACGATTTTTCCGTACAACTCAGGGTTTTCTTTTGCGATTTTATTGGTAGTGCTATCTTTACGAACATTATCCATAATGACTGCACCATTGCGGTTTTGCTCTGCGATGATTGCTGCTTGTTGTTGTTCAGGTGTTAGCTTTTGGAAATCTCGGAAAGCCTTTGCAGTACGTACACCACCTACTGCACCACCGATAGCACCAAAACCGATTACCGCTGGCAATGCTTGTTTCATTGCATCTAGTGAACCTATAGCAATATCACCTACGCTATAATAACCCTCTAGGTCATTATCCTTGCGTGTTAGGTTGTGTTGCACCTTTTCGTTTACATCTTGCAAGCCCTCTTCAAAGAGTTCAGGTACACCAGCTTTAATAGAGTTTTTAGCCATCTGTGCAACAGTTGTTCCTATACCTCTATCAAAGGTTGCTGCAATATCTGTAGTGCCATTTGTAATTACTTTTGCTAACGCTGATTTAGGTGCAACATTATTGATACCTTTACCAATAGCTTTAGTTGCTACAAATTCGATACCAGCATCAATAGCAGCGTATGACATAGCATACTTTCTAGCCTCTTCATTAGAATATACTTGATTTCCGTTTGCATCTCGTTTTTGAATAAGTTCAAGGTATTTGTTACCGAAAGACATTTGATACATCTGTTCAGCCATACCAACTTGAACACCAGTACTCAAACCAGCTAATGCAGCTGGAATAGCACCAGCACCACCAGCTGGAGCAGTAGCAATAGCACCAGCCGCTGCACCTAATGCCATGCCCTCTGCAGCACGATTAGAACCCATTATAGCTTGTGCAGCCATCATATATGCTTGACTAGCAGTTGCACCAGCTACTGTTTCCAATACATCGTACTCATCCGCCTTACGATATTTAGATAAGTTAGATTGTAACCGCTCTACCTCATCGTTAAGTTCTTGAATACGTTTAGGGTCAGTAGCAGTTGATAACTCCATACCAACTTTGCCTAGTTTGATTTGGTCGTTAATAGCCCATGTGCTTTGTTGGATGCTATCCCATACACCATACGTATCTTTTACAGATTGTAGGTTTTGAAGAGTAGTGATTGCCTCTGCGGAGTTTTTATAATTGATACCAACCAATTCAGGGTACAACTCATACACTTCATTAAGAGTTTTACCACGATTGATTTGTGCTGCCGCCGCCTCTGCTCGTCTAATACCATCTTGACCGCTTGCCATGATAAGGTCAGGACTAATACCTAGTGCCTCACCACTATCATATGCTGATTGCGCCCAGTCCGCTTTATTCCACAAATAGATTTGCTCTGCACGATGCATTACAGGTTGTAAGATTTCACCAGCTTTATTTACAAAGTTCTCACTCTGTTGCGGTGTAACATCAGTTTGTGTTAATGCGTTCATAGCATTCATATCAACAGTAGCAGTTGATGGGTCTTTTGTTAGCCAATCACTTACACCACTAGCTGCATTGCTAATAGCTTTACCATATGAATTGTCTGTTACTTCTTGTTGAACACCGCCCTCAAATTTTACGTTTGCGTGTGATCTAACACTAAACGTACCATTTGTCGCTTGTTCAGGTGTAATCTTATAATCACTCATTATTGTCCTAACCTTTCAGCTAATTCTGCTGGTGTTATGGTGTATTCCTCGCCTCTAGCATCTTTGTACACATAATATGGTTGTCCATCTGCACCAGTTGTGTTATACAAACCATACATACCTTGTGATGCTAGTTGTGCGTTCGTGTAAGATACTGCAGCGCCTTTACCACCAAATGTGTTTGCTAACTTACCTACACCCCAATATTTACCAGTTTCAGTTGATGCAATTGTTTGTTCCGCCACCGCATCAGCACCCCATTGTGCCATTTGTGCTGGCGATGGGTCATATCCGTTTTTCTCTCTAAACTCTTGTACTTTAGGATAAACTGCAGTTGATACCCCTTGCCATTCAACACCATCTATTTTTCTACCAGCTAAGTTTTCTATGCTACTTTTCATACCAGCCATATCAGGGGAATACTTCCCTGTACCATTTGAATACTCATCAAATTCATGGTTAATATCCGCCAGTTGTGGAGCGGTAAAATACACACCCATTTCTCCTAGGTAACTATTTAAATCGCCCATAGACTTGAATTGTCCATTAGCGATTGCAGCCTTAACCGCTAATACATTTACTGATTTAGCTTGTAATGCTTTTGCAGCTGCCTTATTTACAGAGATTTGTGCTTGGTTTAGTTGACCTTGCATCGCTCTTTGATATTCAGGATGCGTTTCCGCATAATCTTGTCGCATCTTCAATACTTCAACATCAGTTGCACCATTCTTAACCGCTGCTGCTACACGTTGTTCAATCTCTACTTTTTGGTTTTCAAGTATTTGTGCTTTACGTTTAGCCATGACTTGTAAGCGTGTTGCTACGTTACGTTGGATCATATCTTTTCGTTTTTGTGCTTCTGCTGGTGTTTCTTCCCTAGCCTTTTCGCCACCAAACAATTTTGCCTTAACTTCTTGTATATACTGACGAACACTTGGTTCATCGCCGTTACCTTGTGGCGCATCCCATGAATAGTGGTTGCCATCACCATCAATAGCATCAGGCGCTCCATCTCTCCATCTAGCACCATTACCTGGCCCAGCATACCAAGCAGCAAATGCACCCTCAACACCATACTCTTTGGCATACTCACCAAGTTTATATGCAGCAACTTTCTTTTGTGCCTCAGGGTCTGTCATGTCAGCACCAGCTATACCAGCTTGTTCACTCCATTTAGGCCAGTTGCTAGGTAATATTTGGAATAGTCCGTAAGCACCAGTTCTGCCATTAACCGCTCCAGCATCACCGCTACTTTCTTGCCCCATAACTGCAGCCATGAGGTCTTGAACGCTTGCATTTCCACCGCTACTAGCACCAGCAACTTTACCAAAACCACCATTAAACAATTTATCTGTAACTTTGGTTAGTAAATCAGGGTCATTAGGGTCAAACTCACCAATGATACTATCAATCTTGCTATCATCTGATGTGGCTAATACCATTGATGCATTGCGCACCTTTTGACGATACCCCATAATTTTTTCTTCATCGATTAAGCCTGACATAGCAACTTGATTGATAATCTTGTTAGCACCATCTAAATCATCATCAGCCATTTTCTTTTCAATCATGGTTGTAGCAATGTTTTGTTGTGCTTTTTTAACTTGTAAACGGATAGTATTATCATCATACCCAAGATTAGATAATTGTGCTGCTACACTACCGCTTACTTGTTTCATGGCATCATCGAATGCATCAGGACTAGCATTTACCACCGCATTATTAGATATGTTTTGTACATTCATATCTAGTGCTTTCATAGCACTATCTTCAAATTGACCTCGTACAAACTTATTGATCGTGTTTGTAGTATTAGTCATATCATTATCTACAACTTTATTAAAAGCATTGACCGCATCTTTGAATTTAAAACCATACTTTTCAGATATAACTTGCCTTGCTCTTTTCTCTTGGTTCTGATAATCAAGCGGAATGGTTAAAGCATTTTCGCCCTTTCGGTTCATAGCACCATTATCAGGGTTATATAACCAATCATTCATCATGGCATTATATTCATTCGTTGCATTTACAACATCGGTCATTTCCTTTTGCTTTTGTATAGTCAACATTGTGTTGCCTAAATCACCAATGGCTTTTGTGAGGTTATCCATGCCTTGTGTGTTACCACCATAAGCCATTTCATTTACATTAGCTTGTACACCGCCATTAATTGTGTTTAAGCGTTGATTACTATCATAGCCTATTAACTTCATTAGATACCCCACCTATTATTTCTAATAGCACCTTTGGTTACGAATTTCATCTTAGGCATACCAGCAGCCTCTAGTGCATCACTAGCTGGTGTGTAGTAGTTATTACCACTACCTACATTTTGGCTTGCATATTGTTGTTTCAAACCATAGATACTAGATGCACCACTCAATATCGTACCTAGCATCGCCATTCTAGTTTGTTTCTTAGCGTTACTTGCCGCTGCTCGTGCGGTGCTTGCCTCGTTGCGGTAGTTCATGCCGTTAAGGTATTCGTTGTAGATACTGTTATTCTTGTTAGTTTCCCAATTCTGAATATCTTTGTTGTACTCATCATAACTAGATGCCATTAATTGTAATGGTGTACCAGCCATCATCAAGCCACTAGCACCAGTTTCTGCCGTATTCTGACCTTGGATAAGTCGCATCTTATCGGACATTTTATCTCGTTCTTGCAAGGCTTGGTCTGCAATTTGTTCTTGCTTGCGATCACTAATACGTGCGTTAGCCTCTGCTACCCTTGCTTGTTGTGCGTACATTGCAGCTTGCGCCTTACCTTGTTGGTGTTGTGTAAACAATGTACCGACCATACTTGCTGCAGTTAATGCAATAGGGTTACACATTCGCATCCCCCTTTCTCAATGTGAATAAAACCATATCCCCATCGTTAATATCGTAATGAATAACCGCACCTAATGACTTTAGCCATCTAATGGTGCGGTAATTTTCTTTGTGTATGTAATTAAAAAGTACTTCCCTAGTTTGTAGCCATTCCCTAATGATATTTCTACTAACTTTTATAAATTGCTTTTGCAATGTCAAACTACGTTCAAAATCTTTACTCCCCAAAAAGTAAATGCAATGCATACCATTTAATGATGTGTTCGATACCCCATATACACATAATGGTTTGTCATTATCAATAACAATACGACTTTGATAATCTTCCCCAAGAATATCGTTTACAAAGTCATTTTCTCCATAGTTTGAATTTTTTCGATTGATATATTTAACCTCTAAGGCATCTATAGGTCGCAAGTTGATATATAACTCACGAATTAACGAAACGTGCTTAGATGGGCAAATATTACATTCCATGAACATTTGGGAAACCACCGCCAATTTCTACCTCTCTTGTAACCGCTAATAGGTTAAATGGGAAAGGTTTTGAGTGCTTTATGCATATTTCTGTATTTGTATTTACGCTAGTTGCTATCTTAGGTAGTACTATTACAGTATCGCCAGTAAATAGTGATTTAGGTTTTAAGATTAAATCATCTACATCATCAAATGTTTTACCTACGCTACCACCATATGAACGATATAACCGCAACGCAACTCGTGTTATAGTTACCAATCTACATTGCAATGTGCCATCGTTTATTTGTTGCTCTACGCTAGGTATTTTGATTTTAGTAGTATAAGGTAACCCAACAGTAATTACATTTGCTTTGCCGTCCAGTTTAATAACACCAGTTGGTGGTACCACCCTAGATGGCATCTGTTGTCCATCAACTACTATGTCTACCATTTGTCCAACTAGATGAGGTGCGTTTATGTAATCGGTCTTAATTGAATTAGCGACTTTAACATAGCAATCTAGGAACACATCGGAGTTGTCCTCTGTATATAGCGGAATACTACGTTCAATGCATTTAACACTCTTATTATTAATCACACGATCTACTACAAAATAGATTGTGTCTTGTTCACCCTCTGCCACACTCTCTACATATCGGTATTTACCATTTGTAACAAAGTGCGACCAACCATACACCTTTTGTTCAGGTATATATGTTAAACAGTTAAGTTGTCCATCATCTCTAACGTAGTAAATAATACTGTCAGGGTCTTGTGCATATGCACTCGTTACTGCCACATGACCTTTAACCAATGTTTTAACAAAGAGTGTAAGGTCTTGTCCTGTGTAGTTGTCGCTTTCGTAAGAGTAACCCATATCACGAACAGTACCGCCACGCTCTTGAACGAACACACAACGATTACCGATAAACTGTGGTTCACATTTCAATGCACCACGTTGTGTTTGTGTTTTAAGGTAACAGTTAGTAGGTGTAATAGTCTTACTACCATCTACTATCCATTCATTACCACTCGTAAGCACGATTAAGTCATTAGCTGGTACAAGGTGTCTAATCTCATACATCTTGCGGTTGATTACTGGCAATGTAATTGCACTATCATCTGTAATCGTACCGCCTACCTTTTCAACACCAAAATTAGGATAATCACCAGTTCGACTAAACCAAATATAGTTAGGCTTGCTATCAGTAGCAGCAACTACAAATCGGTCTTGATAGAATGTACATAGTTTTGGATAACCTCTACCCCTATTCCAACTGCCTAACTTCCATTGATGGCTCGGCTCACCCTCTTTAATGCCATTCAGAACATTAACCTTTGCATTCTTAGCATCAGTAACGCTTTTAATCTCAACGATACCATATTGGGTAAACGGCAAAATAGATAAGTCGCAATTCACAGAACCACCTTTAATATCCGATACATATTTAAGCCTTGCTCCAGCCTCTATCTTACCTGTATCAGTTACGTTGTAGTCATTCTTAGAGGTGTATGTTCTGTAATCTTTCCATGTTTGACCATCGTTGTTAGAAATTTGTAACTTTACAGTACCTTCCCATGTTCCGTGTGTTGTGAATTTCCATGATAGTTCTGTATCGGTACTAAACGCTCCAACATTGTAATTGATGTTATTATAGGTCTTTTCTGTAGTCGATGCCGTGAAGTAATTTTTTCTAACCTTTTTCTCCACAACTTCACCAACGGACTTGGTGTGTACCGCCTCAATGTAGTATGCAATTTGAATGACACTACCTACCATGTCTTGTGTGAATAGGTCTTTTGTAGATGTGATCGTATCGCCATTAACTGTCAATGTGTGTCCATTATCGGTGTTGATTTCATCATAAGGTTGTTCGGTTAGCTTATATGCACCCAACCGCCAGTCAGCATCACTATATCGTGATAGCGTTTGAATAGGGTACTTACCACTACAAATGAACATTACATCGCCACTTTGGATGCAGTTTAATTCGCCTACAACGTCCGCCTCAAATGGTGTCGCTACTTCAACATTCGTATACACACCATTGCGCCATACTCTAACGTATCTATCACCAAATTCAAGCATGAATGATTGGTTCTTATTAGTAGTAAATTCAAACAGTCTAACAGGTTTATCATTATGTTTAGCATAGCCAATAAACTGTGAACCTTGCCTACGTGCTACCGCACCATAAGGTCGAATAACTGCGTTTTCAGCAAGCAGTAATGCACTTTTATATTGTTCTAAATCAAATCGGCTAGATACATCTGGTGATACTTCGCCAGTAGTAAATGCGACTTGTCCGATATACATAGGTTGCATATCACCAACTCCTTGCTTTTAAATAGCTAGATACATAAGGCATATCTAGTCTGCGCTCTTTTGCACTCATAGATTTTGCCTCTTGTAATGCTGCTTGATACAACTTGTACGACTGGTCAAACAAACCACTATTACCAGTTAGTGGCATTGCTAAATCAGATGCCATCTTACACACCAACGCTTTAACAAAGATAGGGTTCATTACATCAGCATCGGTAATATCGTACACATAATCAATATGCATCAATGGTACATCAGATACGATGTACTTTGTATTGTTATCAGTTAAATAAACATCATATTCACGTTGCTTTTCCGCTCGGTATCGTTCCCCCTGTGGAATTACTGCAAGGATGCGAACACATTTTTCAGGATATGCATACACATAACCCCAACCATCAATCTTATGTTCAGATAGCACCGCACGTTCACGCTTTCGTGCAAAGTTCCATTCAAACTGTTCTAACAATACTCTACGTGTTAGATCATAATGCAATCTGCATTGTCTAGCAGGTTCTGTTTCTTCCGTCATAGAACGAATGCGACCTGCATTGATAAGAGATAATGCTTGATTACAGATGTCAGTAGGTGTCATTTGTTCCACCTTTCTATAAAAAAAGAGGGGGCAAAATACCCCCTCGTTCAATTATTCAGCAGTTTCTTCCGCTTTTTTACCACGTTTCTTTGGTGTAGGTTCTGCCTCTTCGACTTCCTCTACTTCTGCGGATGCATCACCTACAGGCTCAAACAAAGAATTGAAGTAGTCCTTATCATATTCAGCCACTTCATCTTTTGTAAATGTTACTGTTTCTCCCTCATGCAATAAGCCTAAGGTGTTGTGATAGCATTTTTGCTTAACGATATATTCCATTTATAACTCCTATACCAAACGCACATCAGGTGTCAAGAATGCAGTAATTGTACCGCCAGTCATATTATTAGCGTTAAGTTTTAAGTACTTTTTAGCACCGCTTCCTAAACGTACCGCAACTTTAGTACCTGCTTTAGAGTTAGCTGGTAATGTAATACCATGCACCAATACCGCATTGGCAATGTTTTCTGTATTAGATGTGTACAAGTTAAACAATGGTGTACCAGTAACATCTTTATCAAGTCGAATTACAAGCCACAAAGATGTCTCAGCATCACCGCCGTTACCATTCATAACAACATCGGAGTTGACATTAGCAGTTACAGCTTGTTTGTAGAAAAATGTATTTTGTTTATCGATATACATATTTTATCCCCCTATTATTGTACACGTGCTTCTGTAGAGATTAACGCATCAGTCTTACGAACAGGAATGCCATTTGCACGGACTACTGTATGACCCATTTCTTGGTCTTCGGAAATAGTGTATTTGTGTGCCTCGTTCTTTTGCATACGCAAGAATGTACGTACAGTAGGGTTCATATACCATACTGCTCGACCCATACCCATGTTAGGAATAAGTTCTTCCGCTTTAATCATAAGGTTGATAAGGTCAGCACCAGTTTTAGCATCTTTAGTCAATGCATTCACATCGATGTTTGCGATACGTACAACATATCTCCAATCACGTACAGTTAAGCCTGTATCAAGTTTGTAGTGTGTACGATAACCTTGGTAACGACCACCATCAGGGTCAGTCAATGTTTGTTCGCCCAAATCTTTATGGGAAATACCGCCTGTAGAACCTTTAGGATAGATGCCATGTACAGTATTTTTACCCCATACTACAAGGTAGATAGATGTAAGGTTAGTTGTACCGCCAGCATCAATAATGTTTTTACCGCTTTCTGCGGCTTTTTCATTGTAACGTGCTGCCAAGCCTACAAATTTTTCAGGGGAATTTTCATCACCATAGAATAATGTAGATGCCCATTCTTGGTTCATAGCCTCTAAGAATGCATAATCTTCGGACAAACGGAATGCAGCGGAGTTGCCGTTCAAATCTGCCAAAGATTTATCAATTTCAGCGTAAGCCTCTAGCATACCGCAAGTGTCAGTTACTTGTTTTGTTTTAGATTTGCTTGGTTTAACACCATAGTTAAGCATTCTCCATGTAGCCTCAGGCAAGCCTGTACGTACAGTTGTTTTATGACCTGTAGGCAAGTTGCCCTCTACCATTGTCATATCTTGTACGATTTCATTTGTTTGGTTCATCATTTCGATGATTTGTGCAACTGCATTGTTTGGATCTAATCTAGATTGCACATCTAAAAGTGTTGGGTTCATAGTACCGATTGTAGCCATGTATTACTCCTTTAAATCAATTACTTACTCATAGATGGGTAAAGCATTTTTGCTCGTTCTTCCTCGGAAATGTTTGTACTTCCAGCTTTACCACTATTAGAATTGTTATCTTCGCCAGCCATATTAGCGATATGTGCGAACAGTTGAATTACCTCTACACGATTACCTAAGCCGTTTTGAGATAAGATTTCACGAATGTTTGGAATTTCTTTTTCGACTGCCTCAACACCAACAGATGCTTGTGCTACTGTTTCGTCAAACTTCGCACCTAGAACCTCTTTTGTATGTTCTGCGTATGCTGCATACTGTTTCATTTCGGCTTGTTGTCTTTGTTCCTCATAAGCGGTTACAAGGTCTGTACCATATTTAGAACCAAACTTCGCCATTTCTACTGCTTGCTCTTGTGTTGCGCCTACACCATTGAGTAGCTTAGAAAACTCATTAGCGATGTTTTCATCAACTACACCGCCCTCAAAGGCTGGTGTGAAGTCATATTTGATTGGTTCAGGCACACTTTGTTGTTCGCCTTGGTTAGCACTCTCAGGGGTGCTACCTAGCAATGTACCGCCATCATTCGTGTTTTGTTCTTGTGGTGTACCACTTTCCGCACTACCTGTGTTATTATTCGTGCCTTGTTCTAGTTCTTCTGCCATGTGGTTTATTCACCTTTCTTTTCTAAATCGTTAAACAATTTCTGTTGTTTGATATATTCCAGTTGTGCTTGATGGTATTTAAGTACACCCTCTACACCATCACCGATACTTCCCAAATCGTTCATGTAGGATAACCCTACTTTCCGTTTCCCCTCATTGAAGAATGTTTCGGAGTTGCCTGTGAATGATTGTTTCAATATGTTGGTGCGGTCTAAAAGCCTACAAAAAAACCACCTACCAAGTTCAGTACTTAGTACGTGGTTAAGTGCATCAATATCACGATCACGAATATAATCTTGTTTTGTTTTCATCTACACCCCCATACCCATTAACTGTTGCATTACTGGGTTTCCGTCATTGGCTGCATCTGTTGCTTGTTTAGCAGCACCAGCCATTTGAGGTGCTAATTGTGCCATTTGTAAGGCTTGTGCTTGTTCCTCTTGCTCTTGTTGTGCTTGTTGTTGTTGCTCCATGATTTTTTGATAATCATCATTGGAGCGAATAACCCTAGCAGGTACACCAAGATTTACACCATATATGTCCGCTGCCTCTTCAAAGTTGAATTTCTGAACGATGTTAGCATTGCCCTGTGCTAATGACATTATGAAAGCATAGTACTGTTCGATATTCACCAAAGATGACATTTTCTGTGCTTGTGCTAATGGAGATATGTATTCAATCTTTACATCCATACCATTTAGCATTTCAGCAGTTTGTTCATCGATTGGTGGAAATATTCCAGCTCTATCTAAGATGCCATAAGTACGTTCGATGATAGGGTTTAAAAACTCACTTTGTAAGCGTTCAACTACAGGGCCTAACTGTTGCATTTTTTCTTGTGTACGCTCCATAACTTCACGTGCGGTCATTTGTCCGCTATCGATGTTATCAAGCATCAAGAATAAGTCAGCGCTATAGGCACGTTTAATGCTTTCAGATACAAACTGTATCTTAGCTTGTACGTTTGCAACATCAATACCTACATTGAATATCGGTTCAACCTTACCGCCAGTATCAACTTCCGTTACACCGCCCGGAAATAGATTTACACTACCAATCACATCAGATGTAGCACTCATAGGTGGTTTAATACCTAATTCAATAGCCGTTACTAAATCTTTCTCTAAAAGTTGTAACATCTGTGCATCGGACTGTGCGAACCATGCACACCCTTTACCATAACCGCTTAGATCATGTGTGGTGTGTCTTGCAATAGGAATAGACCATTCCTCAAAGCCACTATGTCTTAGTACCTCATCGGAGTTGCTCCCATCTACCCAATAGATAGATGAGTAAGGCATATTCTTATTACCTAGTTTCCCATTGCGGTCTTTATTAGGTGTAACCAACCAACACACAACATGAGTTGTTGCATTACCTTTGCCATCGTCATATTCACGTTTGACTTGTTCAGTACAAGCATCATAACCAAACTCTTCAACAAGCTGGTCTGCAGTCATTCGGTATTTTCTACCAAAGGTGTTTACCTCACCATTACTGCCACACTCTAATGCATATGTACCGATTGGATAAGATGTGAACCTTACACCAAACTTAGGGTCAGGCATGATTGACATAGGCGCTTGTCCAAATGGTAACTCCATATAGGCTTGATGTACCACGTTATAGAAATTTGACTTAGCAAATACTGCATAGAGTATTTCTTCACGTTCATCAAGTACCTTACTAACATCACTATTAGCTGCTAGGTCAGTATTCTCTAATGTCAGCTTGAACCATTTACGGCTAGGCGGTGTCATGCCACTCATTACACCACTAGCAAAGATTTGGCAACTTTCCCAAGCCACACCATTATTAATCTTATCGGTGTAGACTTTTGATTGGTCTTGTTCATCATCAAATAACCCAAGGAAAGGTAGTTGATAATCTCGAATATCTTTCCACTTAGCAACATACTTTTGACAATTGTTGAACATAGCATTAAACTTTGCCTTAATTTTCGTGTAATCACGTTTCTTAGGCATCGCATTTGTCGGTTGTCTAGCAAGCGTTGATAGGATAGTTCCTTGCATTATTAACCCCCTAATGTGTTCTTAGTGCCAGTTGTTGCCGTGGAAAGAATTGTGCTTTCATAACCACGTTTGCCCTTACGTTTCTTTGCATACCAATCTTCACCAGTCATTGTAGTTGCATCATCTGTTTGTACAGTCGGTGCTGGTGCTGGCATTGGTGTATCAGGCATCTTATTTTTCATGCACATTTAATCACCCCTTATCTTTTTAAATGGATCATACTCTGTATTAGCATGAACCCTACTCCCTACATTCACTTTTTTATTGACCCTGAACGCAAAGGTCAAGGCTAATGCATCGCCTTTATTTGGAGATGGTAACCCTCGTTCTTTCATATCCTTTTTGCTTTCAAGTTGTATTCGTCCATTCTTATCGATGATAGCCTCAGGACTTGTTAAATCGTCATATAACCCTTGGTCGTTTGGTGGAATAGAACCGCCCTCTTTTAACCAATCTTTAAGTTCTCCCCACATATACGCACGCATATTCAAGTACATATCATTAGGTGCTTTACCACCAAAGGCAACTAACCGCCATCGTCTACCCATCGATTTACCGATACTATAAATACCTGTGCCGTAGCCTTGGTCAATGAACACCGCATCTGCTTTGTATTCATCCTCAAACTGTGCAATAAGGTTAGCCATACGCATATCATCGTCATTCTTTTCAATCGTTGCCAAGCACTTCATGGAATAGCCATTACGCATCACGATTTCTAATGTATCACCGCCAGTCCACGCAGGGTCTACACCGATTATCACAGGCAGGTTGTTAAACTCACCAACTCTGTACACTCTCTTCTGTGCTTCATCTGCTATTGATGCGGATATAAACTGCGTATCAGATGCACTAGGGAATAACCCTCTTACACGCACCTTTACAAAGTCGCTATCCTCACCATGAATATCTACCCATTCTTGCAATTTAGCTTTGTTTGAGATTTTAACAGTACGGCTATCTATTTGATATGTAGTCCAATAGTTACGATGTTTTCTGAAACATTCTCTAAACCTACCACTATTACGTGTAGGGTTACCAAACACACACCATATAATCTCTGTTTCCTTATCCGTTAATGCACCCTCTGTTACTTCCCATATCTTATCGGATATTGCTGATGCCTCATCAAATATGATAAGTATTCTGTTACCTTGATTGTGTAAACCAGCGAATGCCTCAGGGTTACTTTCACTCCATGGAATAGCATCTATCCTCCATGTCTTTTCGTATTGTTTATCAGCACTAAACAAGGCAGTAGCCGTATAGGTGAATAATTCTTTACCTATGAATAGGTTGTACCATTTATTGAGTTCAGCCCAAGTCTTAGACTTTAACTGTGTATCAGTATTAGCGGTTACAACTCCCCTTGTGTTCTCATGTGTAGCAATAGCGAATAATATCAACAATGAAGAAAAAGCGGACTTCCCAATACCATGACCTGATGCAACTGCAATTTGTATTGCCTTAGCTAATGACTTACCCTTACGTAGTTCTTCGCCTATTTTAGTGAAAGTCTTTACTTGCCATTCATCAGGGCCATCAAAGTTTTCAAGTGGTGTTCCTTTTTCTCCCCAAGGGAATGCGAAATATACAAAGCCTAATGGATCATGAGTAAACGAACCCAACGCATCAATCAGTTGTGCCTTGTTGTACTTCATCTGATTTCACCCTTGCTTGTTTCATCCTATCGGATATATCGATTTCTATTTCTGCATCTAGTTTGACCTTATCGGTAAATAGCATATGCCGTTTACCTAAGAGTTCAGCTGCCTTAGTTCTATCATTCACAGATACATCTAAACCAAACGCATCTTTCTCTTCGCCATTCATAACTCTGGTGAGATACTGTAGGACTTCATCAGCAGTTGCGATTGTGTTATTGTTCTTTTGCTCCATGTGTTGTTGTATATATTGGCTCACGTTAGCATTTGACAACAATCTACTTCCCTGTTGCCTTGCACTATTTTCTGAATATCCAGCCTTTAATGCAGCTTGTGTAGCATTAGCGGTCTTGATGTATTCAGTTGCAAATAGCAGTTGTTTGTCTGTCAGATTTGTATCATTCAACATCAATCACCACCTTTATATGTTCTAACTAAAAATAGCAGTACTTCATGTTGCTTAGTACTGCTATACTCACTTTCTTTCTTATAGAGTTGTTTCTCTTTAAAGGTCTTACCCTTTTTGTACTTGTGAGGAAATGTTAGTTTGTACTCTTCCTCTGTGTACATTCGATTAACGATATATACCTTACAAGGCTTATCATATTTACTCCATGATTGCCGTACATCGACTACATATCGTCTGCCGTTCATTTGTAATGCTTTAAGTAGTTTCTTTATCGTTGGTTGATAATTCACATCCAACACCACACAATACCGATTAAGATTAGTACTGCACATACAATAGCTAAACCATCGATGAGTGTAATCATTGTATCGCCACGATGTTCGTAAGCATATTTAGCTTTAGCCTGTAGGTCTTTATTGTTCAAGTCCTTGGCTGCTTGTTTGAATAGTTTTCTATCTTCAATGAATTGTTTAATTGCTTTAATCATTTAAGCACTTCGCCACCTTTCCTTTTTAATTTTCCATGTGATCTAACACATAAGCCATAATTGCCTTTGCTTGCACCGCCACAAGTAATATATGTTTGACACAAGCCATCATATTCTATTGTCTTTGCGGTACACACTCCCTTTTTGTTGTTCAAGCATTTACTTTTACAACACAAAACATCCGTCATAATCTCCCCTTTATGATAGATTTATACAAAAATTGGAGTATATCGCCGTGGATATACCCCATTATGTGATAGTTTTATTCTGTTTCTTTGTATTAATCACTAAAAACTAGGTGCGTTATTGATGACATGACAATTTATGCTTTTTGAGGTTCAACTATGAATAAAAAACAAAGTTGGAAAATAGAAACACACCTAGTTTTCAATAATCACTTACACACTCAATACCAACAACTAACATTTTGATGGATCGTAATCGTGTTAGGTTAAGTAACAACAAAATATGAATAAAGTTCTTTTGGAGGCTGCTAGTTGTCAGTATTCAATGTGTATAACCAATTAGGGCAGGTTCATATCTTTAAGGTTAATAATGTATAAGCTATATATTGTGAGGATATTCGACCCACCCTTATCAGTTAGCAGTAAATTTACATATAAAATTTTTGTCTTAACACATACTTCAAATTGAAATTAGAAAAAAGTATAGTGTTTCACTCACCAAATCAAATATGGTTGCGCTGCTACTCTGCGACCGTTAGCGCTATACGTTCCATTTCGCCCATATACAACAAAGGCGCACTCTTATTTGGGTGCGCTTGTTGTTGTGTTTTGATTTGTCCTAAGGAAAGAGTGAGTAGTAGTCGCTTAGTGGCAACTTCTACATATATATTATACCTAATAGCAAACTATAGGTACACGGACAATCACGGACATTTGCGGACATTATAGGACAAGTTTTCGACCAAATTCAAGTAGCGCCTTTTGTTTATATCGTTGTGCTTGTTTTTCTGAGTAATTACCAATCATTTTATAAGCATCTTCTGTTGAGTTGTTGAGAATAAACTCATATCGCAATATGATTGCCCCTAGCTTTTCGTTTAATGCATCAACACGCTTGATCGCATCGATTTTTAAATCGGTTAATTCATCGATACGTTTATTTCTTTCTGCTACAGTATCAAGGAATTTAGCCATGCTACCATCTAAGCCTTGCGGAGTTCCGCCACCACTAACCCTATCTTTTGAATAATCGATTGCACCTATTGACATCATATTACTTCTCAATAGGTTAATCTCTTTTTTAATAGACTCGATTTGAGTTTCTACTAACTTAACTGGTTTCAGATACTCAACCGCCTTTTCTATTAGTTGTTTTTCGTCTAGTTCACTCAAATATTACTCACCACCCAACATAACACCTGCCCCAAAAATGATTAATATAACACCAATTATCGCCTGTACAAATAGCATTCGCACACATCCCTCTTCAAAAGTATCAAATGCATCATTTAAAAATACTGCTAAAATAGGGGAAATACCTAATATCATTCCAACTGAAATTAAATTTTCTGCCATATGTTTATACCTCTGCTAGTTTTGTGTAATTCCAATGTCCAATCGAAAGTTCACAAATGGCAGTCCATGATGTTTTTCCACTTAGCCAGCAATATACATTTCCATCTTCGTATCTCGCAAAATATCTTTTAATCCATTCTTTATTATCGTTACTTACTAATACAGGTGTATCAACTGCCACTTTCGACCAATCAACAATACCTAATTCTTCTGCAATATCCATTACATCACACGCTTCTAAACTAGGTAATGTTCCGCTTATTATTTCAATACATCTGTATTTATCACCATTAGCCCTATACATACCACCCAAAATAAATGGCTTGTTCTTTGTTATATACACGAATGTACCATCACCACCAACAATATATCGCCACCCATCATCATATAACTTTTGAAATAACCATTCTCTACCTTGTTCATCTGTGATCATACTGTACCCATGCTCCTCTATCCTCATTCCATCTAAATTCAACTACATCTTCCAATTCAAAGCCATCTATATATTCAACGATTTTGCCTATATAGAACACATCCTCTTCACTCTCCACCGCAAGCTGGCATAAGAAATCAAATGCATCTTGATAACTTTGCGGTGCTATGTAAAAGTCTGAGTTATTAACATAACCGCTATAACTTATCATCTAACAACATACCTCTCTGACATAGAGTTATATATTTGGTGTTTTATTTTAAGAGTAACCTTTTCAACAAAGAAATCTAATCTAAAACATTGTTCAATCTCAAATATTGTTGATAATTCTGTAATAGTAAAACCAGAAAACTCATATATGATTTTTACACTACCATCATTAACTTCAATTTTGGGTTTGATTATCGTATCAGCTATAACTATTGTTAGCGCACTAGATAGCAATTCTAAATTAATTTTTCTCATATCTTATAACCCTATCTTTATACACTTAACGCCCTTTTCAACTATATAGTCCATAAGTTTTACTAGCTTGTCATACTCTTTATCTGTAAGTTTTCCTACATTATACGCATCATATACACGGCTACTAATCTCATCTAAACTTTCAAAGCTATAAGCGGAAAGTATATATTGCCTAGTTTTTCTGTAATAAGCACTCATGCTCACCTCTTATGATTGGGCGGATATTTCACCGCCCATACCTTAACCAATCAACACTTTAATCAACACCACAAACCCAAACAGTAAAACAAATATCGATATACCTATGATCGCATTGAAGAATAACTCTTGTATATATCTAAATGCATTTCTATTAACTTCTGCATTCATATTCGCCATCGCTTTTAAATCTTTTGTTTTTGTTTCTAGTGTTTCTATATTTCCTGTGTATTGCCTAATAGGTGTACACATATTATTTCCCAACTTTCAACTCTTCAACTTCTGCTACCAATTTAGTAACTAATGTTTCAAGTTCTTTGATTTTGCCTTTATGGTTTAATTCGTATTCAGAACCTTTGCCCAATCTAAAATTCACACTAGCATTTACCATTTTTTCAGAACCAAGTGTACCGCCTACGCTAAACATAACGTGTTCATTTGGTGCGTAGAAACCACCTAACGCTACCGCACTATGTCCTTTGTAATGACCATAACCAACGGAGAATGTCATTTTATCGTCTTTGTTGTAGCCTAAGTAGTGCAATGCGGATAACGCTGCATTCGCTGCACCAGCCTTACCAATTTCACGTTCTACGTTGCGTGTCATGCCACGTTCTAAACTTTCAATTCGGTTTTCATGATTTTCCAACACGTTCGCATGGTCTACCAAAGTTTGTTCGTGAGATTGTAATTGTTGTTCGTGATTGTTAATGATCGTTGCATGATTGTTGATTACTGTTTCATGACGATTGATTGCATCTGTGTTTGCTTTGATGTTGCCAGCATTTACTTTGATTGCATCAGTATTAGCATTGATTAATGTTCTATTGTCTTGAATAGCTTTAGAATTTGCCCCTACACGCTCGTTTGTTTCGTTGATAGAGTTAGTAATCGTTGTGTAATTGTTATCCACCTTAGCGGTTAAATTCTTGATGTTATTTACATTGCGGTCTACTCGGATATTCAAGCACTTAATATCTTTATCGTGTTTCGTAAGTTTTGCACCCATAGATGCGATTTCATCGTAGGCAGCGTACAACTGACTGCCGTTGACTGCATCTGTAGATGCTGCATCAACTTGTCCAGCTGCAACATTAGTAATTTGGCGGTTGTAATATTTCACACCGCCAAACCCTGCTCTATCTTTAGAACCTACACTCACTACAGATTGAGGGTTTTCTCCAGCGAAAACGTGAGTAACCCCATTTAATACCACTTGTTGTGTAGGTACTGGGTTATCTGTAACAGAATTAGTACCCAACGCTACACTATTACTTTTATCTGCTACTGTATTATTACCAATAGCGTATGCATCCCATGCAGTCGCTTTGCCGTGTGTTCCGATTACTGTTGCACCTTGACCTGCGGTTTCGGAGTTAGCACCGATTACCACTTGTTCTTGGTCGCTATTGGTTTTGTTGTTGTAACCGATGATTGTTGTTTGGTTTGCACTTACTGTGCCGTTATTACTACCGATAACTGTTGTATCATTACCGCTAACTTTAGCATCTCGTCCTAAAACGATTGTACTTGTACCAGTAACTACTGTATTCACACCTAGCGCTGCGGAGTTGTAACCGCTAACTACTGGTGCAGTAGTGTTTGGTTCTACTTGACCTACCACAATACCATTTGCAAATGTGCTACCTGTAACTGCTGCCATAACCATTGTTGCTAATACTAATTTGTTGTTCATGTTAATTTCTCCTTTATATTAATTAATTTCAAAAACTTATTTACCTGTGCTACCATAACCACCAGCACCACGTTCTGTTTCGCTTAACTCATCTACTTCTACTACATCTACCATTGCTACTGGCACGATGATTAATTGTGCGATGCGATCACCTCTAAATATCATGTAATCGCTACAAGATACGTTTTCATATGCAATACTTAGTTCACCTCGATAGTCAGCATCGATAACACCAATACTATTTGCACATCTTAGAGGTGTCTTACTCATACTGCTCCTTGGCACCAATAACCCCATATGACCTTTTTGAATTTCTACTGCTATTCCTAATGGTATTTTCTTTTGACTGTCAGCAGGCACTTTGATGTGAAATGGGCAATACACATCTACCCCTGCCGCATCTTCACTACCTCTTGTTGGTAGTTGTGCATATTCACTAACCAACTTTACTTTCATTTGTTCCCTCAAAATTCCACTCCTAACATTATCAATGCACGTTTGACTGTCTTATAATCTGCACCAACCTTATAACTGATTGCTCTTAATGACATTCCACTACCATACATTTTTAATAATGAATTTCCATCTAAATCACTTACACGTGTATATGTTTTCTGTGGCTTTGTTCCTTTCAAACCTAAACAACATAACGCTCTACCAGCGCTTATGTTTCCATATACACAAGCTGCTAGTGCCAGCCAATTAAGATTATTGTCCGGTACAAGCTAACTCATATTAACCGCCATTACTCCATTCACTCTCCTTATACAATTTAAACCAATCATCTGCACTCATTATTACAAGCCACTTCTGATTACTTTTTTTCCAAGCTACTATAGGCATATCGCCATTGTCAGCTTGTATTGCATCATGTTCTGCTTGTTCATATGCTTTACGAACATTCAAGTTTTCAACAAATTTGACCTCTTGATGTATGTTAGGCAAGCCTACACAGTCCGATGCATCACCTGTGTTTCCACAATACTGTGCAGTTCTACGGACTTTGTCGAAACCATGCGACCTACACACATCTCTCCACATCCGTTCACCCCTAGCACCTTTTTGTTTACTGTTTATTGGCAATGATCATCACCCCCCCTACACATCCAACTTTTTCATTAACTCTTCAAGCAAAAAAGCTAACACAAAACTTATCACCATAGCTAAAAATGTTTTAGCCACAGACCACACACTTACACCTAATATTCCAACCAGCCATAGCACAAGTGCTAATGCAAATGAAAAAGTAGTGATAAAAAAGAGTGCTATTAAAATTCCATCTGCCACTATTAAAAGTTTTCTCATTTTTCCTCACTTTTAAAGAATACTAACCATACTGTCTTACCTCTGCGTTGGCCAATTAGTGGTTCATGCGGTAACAAAGGTTTTACCATTGGCAATGTGATTTGTTCCTCGTTCCATTTAAAGATTAGTGTTCCATTTTGTTTTAACACTCTCCAACACTCTGATAGTCCTTGTTTTATATCTTCTTGCCATGTTTCTTCTAATCGCCCATATTTCAATGCTAGGAATGATTTATCGCCAGCTTTTAATAAGTGCGGTGGGTCAAACACTACAAGGTGAAAACTTTTATCTTCAAAGGGCATCTTGCGGAAATCTGCGACTACATCAGGTTTTACTATCAATTTCCTACCATCACATAGTGTTGTTTCTAATGTTCGGTTATCCATATAAACAGTTTCTTCATGCTCTCTATCGAACCAAAACATTTTAGAACCACAACACGCATCTAGTATGTTCATTTGTTATCAAAACTTACTCCTTTACATAATCTTCAATACGATAGGTTTTTGTTTCTTGCACTACCCATGATTTGTTTTCGTACCCATGACGTTTTTCCCATGCTTGGAATACTTTTGTTAGTTCTTCGCTTAGTTCGTCCATGTGTTCGTTCTTAACATCTTTCATGTAATCATCTGAATATTCTGCAATTTCATCATCTAAGTTGTAATCAAGCACATTCCAAATCGCTCGTTCACCATCTACTTCAGGCACGTAGTAATAAGGATGCCCAACTCTTACCACCTCAACATCACATTCCCCAAAATAACCATGATCACTATCGTATACACCAAACAAATCTTTTTGGTATTCCAAATAATCTTGGATAGCATCTTTAATGCTATTTTGTGGTTCGCCAGCCACTTCGTCCTCACACCAGCAATATTTTGTTTCATCTTTTACCAGCATCGTTACTCATTCCTTACCATGAACGGCTATCACTATATTCATTGAAATAAACATCTGTATTCGTGCGTTTTCTTCTTAAATCAACATTCGTAACATACAGATAATCACCAGCAATAAACACAAAATCATAAGTACCATTAAACTTTTTTCTTCTAGCCACCTCTTTGTACTTAGTGTTTCCACATAATTTTCTTATTGCATTAACTGCATATATTTTTTCAACACTCATACTTCACTCCTCTTAGAATGGAATGTTTTCATCTTGATTTGTGTTTTCGAAACTATCAAAATTGCTAGATGCAGTTTCATCATTCGTTAATGATGTACCTACAAAGTTCGCCACAACTTCTGTTACATATCGTTTTTGTCCATCTTGTGTTTCGTATGAACGTGTTTGAAGTCTACCCTCTACAAACGCTCTATTGCCTTTCCTCAAATTACCAATGCTTTCGCCTAGCTTTCCCCAAGCCACACAGTTGATGAAAGCGGTTTGTTCTTTTGCTTGCCCCTCACTATCTAAGTAAGTATTGCTTGCTGCAACTGTGAAAGTTGCAACTGCCTTTCCACTTTGTGTGTAACGCACTTCAGGATCACGTGCTAAATTCCCCATAATTTGTACTGTATTCATTCAATTCTCCTTTAAATCTTTTGTTCGATGCACATTGTGCCTTTGTATACCTTGATGATTTCCTCTAGGCTTTCAAAGGTTCGTGCATCAGCTTTCATAATCATTTGCATCTGTTGAGTTGCCTCTTCTTGTGTATCTACATTTAGAGGTATCTCAATAGTGATTACCATCTTTCGTTTTTTACTTAGCATTTATACCCCTTACCAATAACTAAGCTGGTTTAGTTCAGCCTCTACATCATCAATAAACACATCGTAGCTAGGGTGAATGTGGCAATCGACTGTTGCCTCATTCCGCATGATTTCAAGTAAGTTTTCAATCTTAGTTCTTGCTTGTGCCTCGTTGTTAGCTAGCACTTGAAAGCTAACATTGAACGATACATTCACGCTTACATCAAACTCTTTTACTCTTTCCCTCACGTTTAACCCCCTACTGCCTGTTTTAATAACTCTTTGCCTTTATCAGATATTTTGCTTTTGTTGATTATTTCTGTTACATCTACTGGTTCTTTTGCTACCTCTACTAAGTTACCTGTTGCAGTCATTTCAATTTGCTTTTGACCAGCGCCAATCAATGCTCGTTCACGTTCTGCTTTCTCCCTTGCTTTAAGTAGCAAGTGATTGTCTTTAATCGAATTTGCCATTCGTTGGCGGTGTGTTTCACGTTCCGCTAATTGCTCGTAACATCTAATGAATTGTGATCTACAACTTGCCTCGTTATATTCATTCCCCATTCTAGGGTTAAACGATGACCATATTGTATTTGCAGCTTGCAATGTTATACCTTGTAAATGTTCTTTGCCATGTTCAAAGCCATAAGCACCTACCGCTTTAATGACTTTTTCCCATTCGCTTTGTGCGATTGGTAGTTCCTCATGTGCATTTACATAATTACTTATTTCTTCACAAGCGGATAATATTTCACCTACTGATGGATAAAACTTAATCTTATTAATCTTCACAAGATTAATCACCGCTTGTTTTAACGTAACAGGGTTTATATCTGATAAGAACGATACATATGCTCTGACATTTTCTTCTGACAATTTAGAATTTGGTATCGTTGACTGTAATAACAGAATTACTTCCATTACATCCGCTTTCGCCATATTCCACCTCGCTCTCATTCATAACTTTATAAATCGCATCTAATGTTTGTTCTGTATTTGTTTTCTTTGTTTGTTTTGTTGTATTTGTATAACTGTTTTTCTCCCAAGTCCTAACTGCTGCTTGCCAGTTCTTCATAGAGTTCTTTCCTACTTTCCAACCATTGCTTTCGTAGTAGTCAAAGAAATGTTGTGCATCTACATTGTTATTTCTTTCAATGCAGTATGCTTTAATTTCAGATAGAGTAGGTTTTTCAAAACGCTTGCGTTTTGTTGTAGTGCTTTTTGCACTACTATGTATATCTTTCTCTATCTTTATATCTTTCTCTAACTCTATCTCTATCTCTGGTGTAGATTTCTCCAAGATTTCTTCAAGATTTCTTGATTGAGTTAGTTTCTTTTGTTTACGTTCTTCTGATATTCTTCTGTCATAAAGCCTTTGTCTATCAGCCTCTGTACTGCCTTTGCCTATGAAGTTCTGAATATCTAGCATATAGATAGCACCATTTTCTAGTATTTCTATAAGTCCTAGTTCTTTAAACATAGATAATGCTTGTTTGATAGTACCTACTTGATGCCCTGTTACACTTGCCAGCATTTCTGCGTTATAAGGAATGCGATCATTAACCACCAACTTTCCATCATTCTTTAGACTTCGTAGGTAGAGTTTTAAAAGAATATTGCTATACAAGTACCCATCTTTCATACTTTCCAATATCTTCAACTCATCACTATCAAAGAAATTATCTTTTAATCTAAGATAGTAATATTTTTTGTTATCGCTCATAGGCTAGTCCTTATTTAGACTTTCGATAAACTCTTCTTCTGTTAAAGGTTTACCTAGCATAGCAATTCTAGTTAGCACTTTTGCGATTTCTTCCCTCTCGTTTTCTACAATCAATACGCTATCAGCCATTGCAGAGATTGCACTTAGTTCTTCAATTATTCTGTTATTGAATGTTTGTTCGCCTTGGTCTGCTTTGTAAAACTTAATGCGATTTTCAACATATGCACTAATCATTACTAATTCGTTCATAATCATCTGTCCTCTTTCCTACCTCTTCTAACAAGTGTTTGCGTATCTCTTTTGCGAACACTCCATGTGCTTGATTGTGGCATTGCATACACAAGCAAGCTAGATTTCTTAATTCACTTAAACCACCTTGTGAGCGAAACACTATGTGGTGGCATTGTTCAGCCCTGTAGCCACATATAACGCATTGTCCGTTATCACGTTCATAGGCTTGTTTTCGTGTTACTGAATATAATTTGTTATCCCTTTTCTTTCTGTTGTTCACTCTCCCACCCCTCTATGAGTGATTGAATGTACTCACTAGGTTCTAATTTGATGCCTAGTTGTTCACATTCATCTGTTAGACACTCAATAAGCCTTGCCATTTCTTGTTGGTTATATACTGACGAACCGTGGTAACACATTATGTTGTGATACCATGGAATGCTTTTACATTCGCCAGCATCTTCTGCTATCCATCCCAACCCATGACCTTGCCATATTTGAATATAACGTTCGATTGCATCCTCATGGACTGGTACATATGTGAAATGTCCACAGTCTTTTATTGCTTTGCGGTACACATTCTCTTTTGAGGTGTACCAAGTTTTACTTAATTCTTCCGCTATCTTTTGACATAGAACCCAGCAATATGCATTAGCGTTCATACTGCGTGATTTTGACTTCTTTTTGATTTCAATCACGTATTCTTTTTCTTTATCTAATTTCGCTAGATCATTGTCATGTGGTGCTGGTATTACTACCATTACACCTAATGGACTTCTTAATAATTCGATGTTATTTGTTGTCCACTTCATAATGACATCAACCAAGATTTAACTTGTTTTAACTCTGTTAGGTCTAATAGTTTTGAAGATGATTTATTGAAAGTTGTTTTTATGTAAGATGCTACTGTTTCATTCGGAATACCTTTTACGTTTACAAGTTCTGTTAATTCATGTAGCGTTTGTTTTGTTAATTCCGTTTCATTATTACTTTGTGCATCATCATCTTCATCCCAAGCCACACCAAGAATAGAGGATAAGGAATATCTTCTTGCATATGTAACAACGCTACCTACACCTTGAGGGTCTTTTTTCATTAGCGGTAATGTGAATGGGTCGCTTTCAAACCACTCACCGCTGGTGTGCAACAAAACAGTAACAACAGTTACTTCCTCTTTCGATGTTGATGGTACTTGTAAGAACGATAAGCCATTTTCTGAAAGTACTGGTCTTACTGTTTGTAATAAACTATCAAGTGTTACATATTTAGCTTTTAAAAAGGCATTTTCTTTTGTACGTTCAGGGTCAGATACTTCTGATTGAAATTTAGCTAGTGCCTTTGCTATCTCTGTTATTGTTTCGCTTTTATTCATTAAATCTCACTCCACTCCACACCTAATTTAATCAACAAATCATTGATTGCTTTTTGTTGTCTTGCGTTAATATTTTTAACAACGTATGTTACTGTTGCCACTTCCTCAAAAACTTGTGTAGGTTCTAATGTTTCATTTTGTTCTACAGTAGCCTCTACTGGTTCTTGCGGTGCTTTTGCTTTAAGTTCAATCTCTAAACGCTTTTCAAACTCTGCAGCAATAACACTATCAAGTTCACTAAACGGAATATTATTTACACAATGTTGAATATCTTCATACTGAATTGGTGTATCTAATGCATAGTTTTGATTAAATAAGTCAATTTTCATCTTAATCATTTCGACTTTTTCAGCTTGCATACGTTTTAGATCATCATCATTATGTTGTTGTTCAAATACACCTTTTAGCATTTCTTCAATAGATAGTGCTACATCGGACATTTTAGCGGTTTTGTTTTCCCACCATTTAGGGTTTGGCATTACTCTGTTTTTATATTCTTCTCTAATGCCTAATGATTGCGCTTTATCTTCAATCATCTTTAATACAGTTTCTTTACGTTTCAACATTTCTTGTTGCTCAAATTCGCCGATTTGATTTGCGATAGGGTTTTCAACTCGGCTCACAACTGCAAGCACTTGTTCTAACTCTGCGGTAAATGTATTGTATGGAATTTTTAACTCACGTTTTTTATCAGCACCAAAACGTGTTAGTTTAGTACGGATAGAAACAATTTCTTTCAGTACAGATTTCATTTCTTTTAGGTTATCTTCCGTAACAACTAAGCCATTGTATTTTTCTAGTTTCTCTTCAAGGTACTTCGCAAGTTCTGCGTTATTCCAAGTTAAAGTCAAATTGCTATCAATCACTTGTGGCTCGATAGCTGGTTGTACAATTACATCAACTGTTTCCATTTATTTCTCCTTGTGTTAAAATACAAGTAGAGTATTTTCCAATATCTCTACACAAAGTCCGCTAAACTTCTTCTACACTTTTCACTAGCGGACTTTTTTATTTTCATAAAAAGTTATTTCTTCTTCCCATTTACTACTTAGTAACCACATCGTTACACCTAATAGGCTTTGACAAATGAATGTCCACATATCGATGTTATCTAGTTCTAAGCTACCCATACCACCTACTACTAATACTGATGATATGATTTTCATTCCATAACACAACTTAATCATTTAAATCTTCTCCTACGATCACTAGCATTTGGCTGGTGATTTTTTTTATTTCACTCTTTAACTTATGATTTTCTTTTCTTAGGCTTTCCACCTCGCTTTGTAGTTTTCTATAACCGATTGCGTTATATTCATCTTCAACACCAGCTAATGCCTCAACCTCTCTTTTGTTAAATTTCACACCGTTTATATTTGGTAGTTGTGTTAGCTTTCCATCATTTCTTAGGTTGTATACAGATGTTGTTGAAATTTGTAACAGTTCGGCTACTTGCTCTACTGTGTATACCAAACTCTCAATATATCACTCTCCTGTAGGAATTACAGTTAAACTGTAATTTTAGTGTAAAAAAATATTACAGAAAAATAATTCTGTGGTACGGAACACCATATAAATTTTCAATCTTTTTCAATACATGGACATCTGGGGAAGATTTCCCTTTCTCATAATTTATTAGCGTATATTCGCTAATACCCAGCATTTCTGCTGCTTTCTTTTGAGTTAGTCCAGCATTTACTCTAGCTGCTTTTAAGGTCATTCCATCTTGAACAAATGTTTCTTGTGTCAATTTATCACCTCGCTTTATCTATTTGTTGATTGTATTGTATTACAGTTAAACTGTAATGTCAACAGTTTTTCTGTAAAATCTAAAAAAAATAATTGATTTTTTTACAGTTTAAATATATGATATAGATAGTAAATAAAAATTTTAAAAATCACAGAGAGGTGAAAGCAATGAGTGATTTAGGAAATAAAGAAATATTCGCTAAAAACCTAAGATATTATATGAATTTATATAATAAGACTAGAAATGAAGTAGCCAATGATAACAACGTATCATATACAACTCTTGCTAGTTGGTTAAATGGTGATAACTATCCACGCATTGATAAGATTGAAAGATTGGCTAATTACTTTAGAGTGAATAAAGCTGATTTAATCGAAAACAAATACTCTGACAAAGAACCATATTATAATGATCCATCTGTTACAGAATACGCACAAGCCGTAAAAGATAACCCAAATCTTAAATTACTCTTTGATGCAAGTAAGGATATGTCAAAAGATGATATTGATTTTGTAATCAACACTATCGAAATGTTAAAGAAACGTGAGGGTAAATAATATGGAATTACTATTTTCTGTTATATCTATAGTGGCTTATTTCTTTGGCTATCCTACTATTGCTGGAATTGTAGGTATCATAGCCACTATATTATTTGTATTATTATATTCAAAACAAAACAAACCTTATGGAGTTTTTGTTCCGTGGTTAATCATTTCAATTCTACTAAATGTATTATTTGTTAATTACAAACCTAACTTTGTATTAAGCATAGGCATCGTTTCTTCAATGTCTATATGGCTTACTTCTGTTTTGGTTTGGTTGTTCAGTTTAGTAACCAATAAATAATGAGGAATTTTATACACATTATTTTATGTACAATATCCCCATAAGGGGGTTAAGTATTATGAACATAGTTTTGATTTACACTAAGTTAAGACCTACACAAACTGCGGTATTAAAACTAAACGATGATGGTACTTATACCATTCTCGTTAATAGTGATAAGCCTATTGATGCTCAACGTAAAGGTATACTACATGAGATAGGTCATATATTAAATGATGATATGTATAGTCATGCTCATATTGATTTAATCGAACGCATGGCACACGCTAGGGAAATTGAGTTTGAGGGTATCAACTTCTACACACATATATTGTGAGGTACACTATGCAATATAACTTTACAATACGCAAAAAAGACAAAGGCTTTCAAATTATTGTAGCGTACAAAGACGGCTATAAGTGGAAACAGAAGTCTAAGCAAGGTTTCAAAACTAAACGTGAGGCTAAGGAATACGGACACGTTATAGTTAAAGAGTTGGATAAAACTGCACTACTTACAAAAGACACAGAATTAAAAGAATTAACTTTCAAGGAATTTGCGGATATGTTCCTTGAAATAAAAAAGGCGCACATTACGCATAGTACTTTGGTTATGTATAACCATGCGGTGTGTGCGTTCAATTCTATTCACAATATGAAATTGTCAGATGTTAAGCCGTTACACATTCAAAATGCAGTAAATAAAATGGCTACATCACCTAATACCATTAATTCGTATTATAAGGTAGTAGAAAGGATATTCTATATAGCAATAAACCCATACAAGATAATTTCAGATAACCCATGTACTGGTGTTAGGTTGCCACGTATTGAACGTAAGAGTATGATCCATACAATCTCTGATGAAGATTTAAACCAATTCGCAAAGTTCATGCGTGAGAAATATCCACAAGCCTATTATTTCTTACAAATAGCACGATATACAGGCATGAGGTTTAGTGAAGCGTATGGACTAACTTGGAATGATATATCCCTAGAAAATCGCCAAATTCATATCAACAAGCAACTTTCTTTCCGTAAAGGTGCAATCACCTTTGAGAAAACTAAAACCGCCAATTCGGTGCGAATTTTGCCAATTCCGCCTATATTGGAGAATATACTTATAGAGTATAAATCACATGAGTTAGAGTTTGAACATGACCTTGTATTAAACCCATACAAGAAAAATGGTGTTAAGTGGCAAATCAACACGTATTTAAAACGCTTTGGAGATAACCTATCAGCACATAACCTTAGACACACCTATGCTACAAAGCTATTATCGAATGGACTGGATGTGAAAACTGTATCATCACTACTAGGTGATACACCACAAATGGTTATGAAAACGTATGTACATTATAACGATGAAATGAAAGCAGCAGCATCAAATGCAGTTGCTAATATTTTTAAATAA